CTTCGACGGGGGCACGCTTGGTCTGTAGACCTGAGCAGTGCTACCGATCGTTTACCGATTGCTTTACAGCAATCAGTATTAAAAGAACTTTTCTCTAAAGAGTTAAGTGACTCTTGGCGAAATCTTTTGGTTGAGAGAGATTATATCCTCAACTCATCTAAGATAACTGATGAGTATCCTGACGTTAAACCTGGTTCCTACCGATACGCCGTTGGGCAACCAATGGGAGCTTTAAGTTCCTGGGCTATGTTAGCTCTAACACATCATATGATCCTGCAATTTGCAGTTTCTAGATGCAAAGGAAAACAGGCTCTGTGGTATGACCTCTATGAGATACTTGGAGATGACATCGTTATCTTTGATAAAGATGTGTACTTGGAGTATTTACAAATCTTAGATTTGTTAGGGGTGGGGGCGAACCCCGCTAAATCCATACCTTCGCCTAACTTGCCTGTCTTTGAGTTTGCTAAGCGAACTTCACTAGACGGTGAGGATGTATCTGGACTATCGTGGAACGAATTCCTGAAAGGGGATACGTTACCTGGGAAAGTCAACTTAATCTTACGATTAAGTTTACGACGATTCCGGCTAAATACTGTAGCAATTGCCGCAGTTTTAGCACGTAGTAGTTCGGATATGGCACGGCCTCTTAAAGCCGGCGCACATCACGCGCTATTAGCTATTCTAGGATCATTAACCAAATTGGATAATAAATCGCTTGAATATGCAATTAGTGTGCTGATAGATCCTCATAATGAGGAGGATGTGATTGAGCCCAAACGGGCTACAATCCCACTGCATCAGACTATGCATAGCGTAGTGGAAATGCTGAATGGTGAATCCTTTGAGATTCTCTCAGAACGAATATCATCCTTTGATGATCGTCTGGAGATCGCAAAAGACGAGCTGATCCCTTTTATGTCGGAAACAGCCTATCTTAAAGCCTTATCAGTAACTAAGAAAATAGTTTCTGAATATGACAGCAAAATAGACACGTTCGCTTGGACATTATTGGATCTCTCACTTGTCCCTAAAGGAGAAGTAGAGGTGCTAATGGCTCAGCGGCGAGGTATAGCTGAAGATATCTTATTAAGAGATACTGACCCACAAGACCGTCTTGACGTTCTTGAAGATCGGCTATACAAAGCAGCCAAGTATGGTATGCCTATTAAGGAGGCTGTAGAAGTATACAAAGATGCCATCGCTTTCGCGATGTCCTTTGACTTCTCAGAAGCTCCTCGGAGAACAATACCATGTGAAAACTGGTTAGTACTCCTTGCTGCTAAGGCTGGAATGCCTGGAGTTCGTTGGTGGGACGCTCCTGCTGGATTTGCAGGTTATGCGAATTACCTCTAACTCGATAGCAACAGCAAGCATAGCTTATATGCCTGACTTCTTCACCGTTAGATTTAGGCGGGATTAAGTGTGCTTATATCCTGTCCTAGACTTCCGCTTTCTAACATTGTAGAAAGGGTAAATACTTTGGACCATCAAGTTGATTACTTGATTCGGG